TTAACGGCAAAACAAACGGCGCAGCGGTGAAACAGGCTTAGCCGTTGACAGGCCACGCAGTAAGGCCGCCTGATCGTGACGTGGGCGCCAGCGCTTTCCGCCCGGCGGCTCAATAAAACCGTGTTCAAAATGCCGCGACGGGCTTTGTTGCTTCAATAGCGGGGCTATAGAGATAGGCATATATTTTTCCTCCTAATTAATCCATTATCAACAGTCCACAATGTAGGCAGTTGAGAATGAAAACCGAGTTTTAGCCATGCCCGGTACATGGTTGCTGTGGTAGGATCGAATCGCCAAAAACAACCAACCAACAACGGAGTTATTGCATGTTAGATAGTGATATCGATGATGTTAAATCTTTACTTTCCGGATTAAATAGAATTCTCGACAACATTGAGAAACCAATTCAAAACAGCCCTCACGCTGAAGAGCTGAAAGAATTGCATATAGCACTTGGTGTCAAGCTTAATGAAAAAATACCCGTAACCCATAAAACCATTATCGAGTTTTTCTGAATACAACCCACGAGGCCTGAAATGGCCTCACTCTTTTATTTCACCAAGACAAATAAAAGCGTCGAACACCTGCTTAACCTCCTCCATTGGAACTCCTTTCAACCCCATTTTTTTAACTTCTTTGCCTAAAGATTTTTGCATCACTCTTAAGAGTCGAGTACGCTGTTTTGCAGTTGTAATTTGCTGTTTAAGTGCCGCCTCAATACGATTCTTTTTAGCTTCCCGCATAAACTCTCCTTTCATTGTCAAGCCAATCCCGCCACAGCCCCCAAGCCACCGATAACATCTACGGTTGTGGCCAGAGCCGGATTGGATTGAATACGGTTTTGAACGGTCAGGCCGATTAGCGACAAATGACGGATCGCCGTGTTAACGCTATCGAGTAGAGCGGATTTACGAGATGCCGTTTTGTGATCGCCTTCTACCGCCGCCGCCGCAACTGAACCTACTGCCGCTGTCGCTTTCAACGCGTATGTAGATATGTTGCCAGCACATGCCTCATTAACTGGCACTGAAGGTAAACAGTTCAACTGTGCCAGCAAGGCATCTACTAAGCTGGAATCTTCTGTTGCATCAGTGATTGCCAACAGTTCGGTGCAACTCAGCTGATGCGGTTGTTCTGGGTTCAGCTTGTTGCGGAGCATCTGCGGCTTCATTTCAATCTGTTCAGCAACGCGTACAAGGTTTTGCCGAACAGCAAACTGGCGACACGCCATCTCAAAATGTGGATGTTTTGAAACTTCAAAATCAAACATTCCTCTCCCCTTTTGCGTCAGGCAACATCTCAAACAGTGACTGTAAATTCACATTCCGAGAGGGCGCTGAGCGTCAACTTCACCATGTTGATGAGTACTTTCTCTCGTTTTGCACCAGTACCTAAGCGATGGCGGTATGATGACAAACGCCCATCAGCGAGCATGTCATCAACAGTGTTCTTAGATAACCCTGTGAGTTCACAGTATTTTTCTATGGTTACGTGTGGTGTAGGAACCGTGATTGAAATGTTTTTACGCATAGTGCAAGATCCTCCGATGACCTGTGGCGGGTCGCGATAAGTGGTGGTTATTGTCTCTCAAGGCCAAAAACTCCGTTTCGAGGTAAATTTATTACTCCGATTCGGATTAGTCAATTAAATTTACTTTGTTTTGGTGGTGTATGGAATTTAATCAGGGTGCTAAAGCAGCAATCGAAAGGATGGTTGAGGCCTACGGAGTAAAAACAAAACTGGCTTTATGCGATGCTTTGGGTGTGACCGCTAGCGCACTTTCGAACCGGCAAGTCCGCGACTCTTTTCCTGCTGAGTACGTTTTGAAATGTGCTCTCGATACAGGTGCATCATTGCGGTGGTTAACTTATGGTCAGGGTGAAGTATTTGAGAAAAACGTTATTACAACCCCATCTGCACTTACTGTACCAAGCAAAAAACTGTTAGAGCGACAGCTTCACGACAGTGAAAATCTACTACTTGATAAAAATTTCCTACCCGAAGGAATCAAGAGCCCACTTGTTGTGATCGATGGTGAACTTAAATACATCGCAACTTTGGTCTATAATGAAATTTATGATGGTGTTTGGCTTGTTGATATAGATGGAAATATAAGCATCCGCGATCTAGTACGTATTCCAGGAAACAAATTAAGGGTTTCCGACAAAAAGCATTCATTTGAATGTTCAATAGATGAACTTAATATAGTGGCAAGAATAGAATTAGTATGCAAAAAGCTGTAATTTTATTCACATATAGAAATTAGACTTCTTAATAGTAGGACTTCTGGATGAGCATAAATAACAACAGAGCTGAGCGACTTTTTGAAATTGTAAAAACCCTCTGGCTTGACAATCAATTAAGAGAGGATGACTTCAATAATTTAGTGGATAAAATTAAGTCAGGGAATTATGATGATGCAGAAAGAACTCTTGCGTTAATAGGGAATATTGATAGTGCAAAGGAAATATTAAAAAACAATAAACCCATTCATTCCACTGATGAAATAGTTCAAAACATTAAGCTAAGAAGAAAAAACAATCAACACCAAAAGGAAGCCGATGGTATATTAAGCAGTTACAATGATTTGAATGAAATAAATTTTAACTTCCTATCTGAAAATGAAAGATTTAAAGAAACAATTGAAAGATTAAAGCTAGAGAATAAAGCACTGAAGGATGCAATAAGCTCTTATGAATTTGAGAATAAAAACATAAAATCAACAATAAATAAGATACAAAAAGAAAACTTAGAACTAAAAAACAAACATCAGCAAAGCAGAATTGATGAGAAAATACCAGACTATGTGAAGGATGTAAGCCAAAAATTAGACGTAGCAGATAAGTTTTTTTCTGACATGTCACGTAACTGGTCAATAGCTGGCTTAATATTAGCGCTGTGTGCTGTTGCATCTGCATTTTGCACTTTCATTTTTGGTTTAGACACTATATTAAACGCTAAAGAGCTGACCCCTACAGCCATTCTGTATACCTTTATAAGGGGAGGATTAGGCATAGCCCTTCTCTCTTGGGTTTCTTATATAAGTTTTTCTAATGCTAGAAATTACACCCATGAATCTATCCTTAGAAAGGACAGACAACATGCATTAACATTCGGGCGGTTATTTCTACAAATATATGGTTCAACAGCCAGTAAAGAAGATGCTATCCATGTCTTTAAAGATTGGAATATGTCTGGTGATACCGCATTTTCAAGTAAAAGCAGTACTCCTCCTAGCCCACTGAGCTACTTTGATTCAGCGAAAAACCTACTATCAAAAGCAACCTCAACAACTAAAAATGCCGATAAAATAAATGAATAGAGTATGGTTTAGTATAATCAAACATTGACCACTGTGATTACATACAGTTAAATATACCCTATTTAAGAGAGGGATCACAATGGCAGTTAGGAAACAATCATCTGGCAAATGGTTATGTGAATGCTACCCTGCTGGCCGAGAAGGCCGCAGGGTACGTAAGCAGTTCGCAACAAAAGGTGAAGCCTTAGCATTTGAGCGCTTCACCATGGAACAGGTAGAAAACAAGCCGTGGTTAGGTGAAGCAGTAGATCGCCGGAAACTGAGTGAGGTAGCTAAGCTTTGGTACAACCTGCACGGCCAATCCCTCACCGCTGGTGAACGCACCTACAAAAAACTATGCCTTGTGATTGAGGCTCTAAGTGATCCTCCCGCGACTACCTTCACCGCTAAAGACTTCGCGCATTATCGTGATAAGCGTCTGTCCGGTGAAATCTACTTTTCCGAGAAGTGGAAGAACGGTGCAGAACCAGTCACCGTTAATCTTGAACAAAGTTACCTAAGCGGCATGTTCAGCGAGCTAGCGCGGCTAGGCGAATGGAACCAACCCAATCCGTTAGAGAACATGCGCAAGTTCACCGTCGCAGAAAAGGAAATGGCGTGGCTGACGCACTCGCAAATCACTGAGTTGTTAGCAGCCTGCAGTAGAGGCGATTCTGATTTGCCGCTTGTAGTCGAGGTGTGTCTCAGCACCGGCGCTCGTTGGCGAGAAGCGGAAAATCTCACCCGGTCGCAGGTAACACCGCATAAGATCACCTTCATTCGAACCAAAGGCAAAAAGAACCGCAGCGTGCCGATCAGTAAAGCACTGTACAAGAAGTTGATAACGCGGGGTGATGACAGTCTATTCAGCGAATGCTATTTCCGCTTTATGGCCGCGATCGAAAATACCGGCATTCAATTGCCTAAAGGCCAACTGACCCATGTGCTACGCCATACCTTTGCGGCGCACTTTATGATGTCTGGCGGCTACATTCTGGTGTTACAACGCATCCTCGGCCATCATGATATCAAAATGACGATGCGCTATGCTCATCTTGCACCGGAACACCTCGAAACAGCCCTGCAATTCAATCCGCTGGCGACGATGCCAAGTGGCGACAAAGTGGCGGCATAG